TGAGCGTCACATCCGGATCAGGGCCCGTGCGCCGCTGGCGTGCAGTCGCAGCCGCCGAGCCCAGCATCAGCAGCCCGCCGATGACGAGCAGGGCCACGTTGAACTCCTTGACCACGCCGATCATCAGCACGGCCAGGCCAACCACGCACACTCCGAGCGCTGCATCAGCCTTCACGCTCATCACCCCCAAATGCCACACGGTACGGACTCGGAGGCGGCCATGCCCAGACGCGGGGGATACCGGGTGTGCACCCGGCCTGGCTGCCCGGAGTACACCACGGGCGGCCGATGCGAAGAGCACCGGCGCGAGGCGGAGCAGAGGCGAGGCAGCGCGAGGCAGCGAGGGTACGGACGAGGGCACGAGCAGCGGTTCCGTCCTGGCGTGCTGGCCCGCAACCCGACGTGCGTGTGCACCGACGAGACGCACGACCACAGCTCACCGTGCGGCGAGCGGTCAGTGCACGCCGACCACTGGCCACTCAGCCGGCGCGAGCTGGTCGAGCAAGGGCTTGACCCTGACGATCCGAAGCACGGACGCGGCTTGTGCACGTCATGCCACAGCAGGTCGACGGCACGAGAGCAGCCAGGAGGATGGAACCGATGACCACCAAGGGCAAGGCGACGACCGACAGCGAGACGGCAGACGAGCCAGCGAAGGCCGAGGAGAGGCCACTGTGCGGTGCACCGCACTTCCTGCCCAACCTCGCCCACCTGACCTGCACCGAGCCGGCTGCCGACCCGGACCTGCCGCCCGGCACCCCGGAGCACGAGCACCGACACCAGGACGGCGACGCGATCTACACCTGGTAGGGCGGTGGTCGGCTCTGGCCGGCGCGGCTCCCAGGCTCCCGGTGGTCGTCACGGTCGGTCACGAAGACCGTGATCACCCTGGGGAGGGGACCTTGATCGACTTTCTAACAGGGACCGCCGGGGAGGTGGCTCCCAGGTTTGCCAGGTTCAGAGCCTTGGTGATCATGCTCCGCTGTCACGCAAGGTGACGGCGTTTTCGCCGCGCAACGCGGCTTGTTGGAGTGATCAATATGCCGAAGGGTGGAGCACGCACACGGTCGGGGCCTGCCCCTGATCCGAATGCGCTGAGGCGTGAGCGGGACGCCGGCGAGTGGACGATTCTGCCTGCTGAGGGCCGTGAGGGCGCAACGCCTGACTGGCCGTTCGAGGAGCAGAGCGTCCGTGAGGCGGTGCTGTGGGAGCGCTTGTGGGGAATGCCGCAGGCGTTGATGTGGGAGCGCTACGGCCAGGACCTCGAGGTCGGCCTGTATGTCCGTCGTCTGGCTGAGGCGGAGAAGCCGGACTCGGCGGTGGTGCTGTCGACTCTCGTGCGGCAGATGGCGGACTCGTTGGGGCTGACGACGCCAGGGATGCGCGGTAACCGGTGGCGTGTTGACCGGCTGAGCGAAGAGGACGAGACCCTGAGCGACCCGACGTCTTCCACTGCGCCGACTTCGGCGCGCGCCCGGCTGCGGGCCGTGTCTGGGGGTGCCTGATGGCTGAGGTCCGACACGTGGTCTTGGCGAAGCCTGGTGACATTTTGCTGATCGGGAACCTTGGAAACTGCCTTGAGCTGGGCGGAGAGGACCTGCAGCGGGTCGGTCAGGTCTTCCGGGATCAGCTCGGGATCGAAGTTGTCGGCTTCGAGGCGGACATCGACATGAACGTGGTGTCCGGTGGTAGCGGCTGACGACGGGACCTGGTCCCTCGACTTCCCCACGCTGTACGTCGTCCCTGACTGGATTGCCCGGCACTGCAAGCTGCAGTCGGTTGGCGGCCTCGACCCGACGCCCCAGCCGTTCGAAATGTACGACTGGCAGCTTCGGATCACGGCCAACCTCTACCGGATCAAGCCGACTGCCGAGCTCGGCCAGCTGGCTACCGCGTTCGCGTACCGCCGCGTACAGGCCGTCGCGCCACAGAAGTCAGGTAAGGGGCCCTGGGCGGCGTCCATCGTCGCGGCCGAGGCGGTTGGCCCGGTCCTGTTCAACGGCTGGGCGCAGGACGGCGACCGGTACCGCTGTGCGGATCACCGCTGTGGTTGCGGCTGGGTGTACGAGTACGAGCCGGGCGAACCGATGGGGCGGCCGTGGAACCAGCCCCTGATCCAGATCACGGCGACGTCCGAGGACCAGACGGACAACACCTACCGCCCGCTGCAGGCGATGATCCGCAACGGGCCGCTCTCCGAGATCATGCGGGTGGGCGAGCAGTTCATCCGCCTCCCGAACGACGGCCGCATCGACGTCGTCACAGCCTCGGCTCAGTCCCGCCTGGGCAACCCGATCACCTTCGCCGCACAGGACGAGTCTGGAATCTGGACCGACGGCAACGGCATGACCAAGGTCGCTACCACCCAACGCCGCGGCCTGGCGGGCATGTCGGGACGCTCGCTGGAACAGACGAACGCCTGGGACCCCACCGAGAACTCCGTGGCGCAGAAGACGGCGGAGACCAAGGTCAAGGACGTCTACCGGTACCACCGGCTGCCGCCCAAGGACCTGGACTACGCCAAGAAGTCCGAGCGCCGGAAGATCCACACCTCGGTCTACGAGGGCAGCCATCACATCGACCTCGACTCCATCGAGGGCGAGGCCGCCGAGCTGATGGAGAAGGAGCCGGCGGAGGCCGAACGCTTCTACGGCAACCGGATCACGGCCGGCATGGGCACCTGGCTCCAGCAAGACCGCTGGGACGCCCGTATCGCGCCCGAGGACGTGCCCGATGGCACGCGCATCGTGCTCGGCTTCGACGGCTCCGACGTGGACGACTGGACCGGCATCCGCGCGGAGACGCTGGACGGCTACCAGTTCACCCCGACCTACGGCCCCGACAACCGGCCGTGCATCTGGGACCCCGCGGACTGGGACGGCCAGGTGCCTCGCCTCGAGGTCGACGCCGCGGTGGACGAACTCATGGAGCGGTACGAGGTGGTCCGCATGTACGGCGACCCGCCGTACTGGACCAGCGAAATGGCCGCCTGGCAGGCCCGGTACGGCGAGAAGCGCGTCACCGAGTGGCAGACCTACCGCGTCGCGCAGATGCATGCCGCCTGCGAGCAGCTGCTGACCGACGTCACGAAGAAGGACACGACCTTCCGGCACGACGGATGCGAGACCACGTCCATCCACGTCCGGAACGCCCGCAAAGCGGCGCGGCCAGCGAAGCGGTACGTCCTGCGCAAGGCGACGCACCTTCAGAAGATCGACCTTTCTGTCATCTCGATCCTCGCCCATGAGGCCGCCTGTGACGCCATCGCCGCGGGCCAGGCCAAGCCGACGAAGAAGTCCAAGATGCTGATCTTGTAGCGAGGGGCGGTGTGCTGGTGGACCGTTCCGACGAGCAGTGGCTGAAGTATCTGATCCGGTGCCACGACAAGGAGTTGCCTGAGCTGCGGAGGCTGAACTCGTACTACGAGGGCAAGCAGCCTCTGTCGTACATGGCGCCAGAGTTGGAGCGTGAGCTTCAGGACATGGTGCGCCAGGTTGTCATCAACTGGCCTCGCCTGGTGGTCGACTCGGTGGAGGAACGCCTTGATGTCGAGGGCTTCCGCTTCCCCGGGGAGCCGGGTGCGGACACCGAGCTGTGGCGGATCTGGCAGGCCAACGACATGGATGAGCAGTCCCAGCAGGGGCATTTGGACTCGCTCGTCATGGGCCGCGCCTACGTGATCATCGGCACCCGGGAAGGCGACGACAGCACCCCCCTGGTGACTGTCGAGTCGCCGCTGGACATGTTCGCCGAGTTCGACCCACAGACGCGTGAGGTGCGGGCCGCGGTGAAGCGATGGTCCGAGGAGGGCGAAGACGGCAAGGTCGATCACGCCACCCTCTACCTGCCGGACGCGACGTCGTGGTGGGTGATGGAGAAGGGGCAGTGGGTCGCGGATGCCGAGTACGACCGGGATGAGCACGGGATCGGCGAGGTCATGGTCGAGGTGCTCGCGAACCGGCCGCGCCTGAAGTGCCCGAACGGCGTCAGCGATCTGGCCGACGTTATCCCGGTCTCGGATGCCGCCTGCAAAATCGCCACGGACATGATGGTGTCCGCCGAGTATCACGCCACACCGAGGCGGGTCGCGTTCGGGTTCGGCGAGGAGGACTTCGTCGACGCCAATGGCCGCAGGGTCAGCGCGTTCAGCCGGATTATCGGCCGGATGTGGGCGACGGAGAAGAACCGCAAGGAGGACGGCGCGGACGTCGTCCAGTTCTCTGAGGCTTCCCTGTCGAACTTCCACGAGACGATCAAGCTGTTGGCCTCCCTCGTGGCCTCACTGTCGGGACTTCCGCCGCATTTCCTGGGACACGCCACCGACAACCCGGCCTCTGCCGACGGCATCCGCAGCGCGGAAACCCGCCTGGTGAAGCGTGCCGAGCGCAAGCAGCGCCGGGCCGGCGGCACGTGGGAGCGGGTGAACCGCAAGGTGATGCGGCTCCGTGATGGCGCCTGGAATCCGGACGCCCGGTCACTGGAGACGATCTGGCGGGACGCCTCGACTCCTACGGTCGCGCAGAAGGCGGACGCTGCGGTGAAGCTGTTCGCATCGCACATCGTGCCGCTGCGGCAGACGCGGGAGGACATGGGGTACTCGCAGGCGCAGATCGAGCGCATGGAGGAGCAGGACGAGCAGGCTGCCCAGGATGCGATGCAGCGCATCATGAGTGGCGACCTTGCTGCCCTGGAGGCGGGACCTAAGCCGCCCCCGGAGCCTGGCCCTGTTGCGGTCGAGCCCGATCCTGTGCCGGTGAGCTGACGTGCGCGTGACGCGGGCGGTCCGGGAGATCGCCCTCGCTTTTCAGGCAGCGCAGGCGCGGCGGGTGCGGCTCACGGCGAACGAAGTGCAGCGCCTGTGGGGGCAGCTGGACCGCAGGGATCTGTCTGGGTCCTGGAGTGCCTCGGTGGGACCTCAGATCGTCCGCGCCATCACAGCCGGTCAACTGTCGACGGCATCGGCGGCGGACGGCTATGTGGACGAGGTGGTGGACGCCGAGGGTGCAGACCCGGAGCGCGCCGGCCGCGTTCGGCCCGAGTCGTTCGCTGGGGTCGCGGCCGACGGCCGCTCCCTGGATTCGCTCATGCTTTTGTCGCTCATCACGACGAAACAGGGCATTGCTGGCGGCCTGTCGACCGAAGATGCGCTGATGCGGGGGCTGAACCAGGCTTTGCGGCTGGGTTCCTCGGAGGCGGCGCAGGCGGGCCGGAGCGCGGTCGGTTCCAGCATGGCTGGCAAGCGGACGATTCAGGGGTACGTGCGGGTCGTGCAGCCCCCGGCGTGCGCCCGCTGCGTGATCCTGGCAGGGAAGGAGTACGGGTGGAACGCTGGCTTTCAGCGCCACCCCCGATT